GCTGCCTTTTCTCACCTGTCAGATTCTGACGCATCAAAATCTGATGCCTCAAAAACCGACGCGTCAAAATCTGAGGCATCAAAAAACGATTGAAAAGGCGGTTTTCACCCGTCAGAATCTGGGGGGGATCCGTCAGTAAATACAACTACTGATCCATCAGATAAAAAACATTCTTGTCCGGTTGCTGCGCAACCCGACCCTGTGGTTGTTATCACCGATCAGGCGAAGCAGGTTTTATCACATCTGAACAAGACCACCGGATCACGGTATCAGGTCTGCAAATCATCCTTGGAAAACATCCGGGCTCGCCTGGCTGACGGGTTTACTCCCGATGAGCTGCTGTTGGTGGTGGATTACAGCGTCGAGAAGTGGGGCGAGGATCTGAAAATGGCCGAATATCTGCGCCCAACAACGCTGTTTCTGCCATCAAAATTCCCAGGTTACCTGCAATCCGCAAATAAGTGGAACGCGGCAGGACGTCCAGAACGACAGTACTGGGGCTCGATCCGTAAGCATGATCCGATGAAATTTGGTGGACCAGATAAAGCCATTCCAGCTGGCTTCAGGGGAGCGAAATGATGAGCATGAATGCTGATAACAAATATTGCCGCGCGCTGGCTCAACTGCGCTCTAAACCAACCCACGAGTTGAAAGAGGTCGGCGATCAATGGCGCACTCCGGATCTGTTGTTCTGGGGTATCAATGCGATGTTCGGCCCTCTGGTATTGGACCTTTTTGCCGACGACAGCAATGCGAAGTGCCCATCATGGTACACGGCTGAAGATAATGCCCTGACACAGGATTGGTCAGAGCGTCTAGCAGAACTCGGCGGTGCCGGGTTTGGCAACCCGCCATACAGCCGCTCTCAGTACCACGACAAGCAGGCCGTCACCGGAATGACCCACATCATTAACCACGCTATGGCAATGCGAGAAAAGGGTGGTCGGTACGTTTTTCTCATTAAGTCTGCGACGAGTGAAACGTGGTGGCCGGAAGAGGCAGATCACGTCACATTCATCCGTGGCCGAATTGGTTTCGATCTTCCTACATGGTTCGTGCCGAAAGACGAAAAGCAGCAGCCCACCAGCGCATTTTTTGCTGGCGCTATCGTGGTCTTCGACAAAACATGGCGGGGTGAGCGTTTCAGTTACATCAACCGCACCGACCTGGAGGCCAAAGGCCGTGCTTCGATGTCGCTGGCCCAGTTTGCAGTGGGAAGAACGCAAACTGATGCGGCGCCGGAGCTGGACGCTGAGGTAGTGCCGGAAAAATCAGAGGCAGAGCTGCCATTAACCCAAAAAGCCATTCTGGAAACCAGTGGTGTAGAGGCTTGGGCCTGTGTTGTAGCGGCGTTCGGCGAGAAAGACGAGTACACCTTCAGCGAGTCAAAGTTTGGTCATACCTGGGCTGCCGACTCTTTGGAAAACCCTGAATTTACCAATGTTTCACCGCTGACGATCGACAGAGCGAAAAAGCTGATCAGCGAGAGCATTCTGGTGGGTGTTAATGCATGGCTGGAAACATTGCCCTTTGATAGCGATGACGTGAAACAAGACATGTCAGAGCGGTTACGCACGGTTGCCGTTGAGTCTGCGAAAGAATACGGCATTAACCACATTGAATTCATCGCGACCATGGAAAGCCTGGATAAAGCCAAATGGTCAAATATTCGTGGGATCCGCGCCCATGTCCGTGAGACGCAGGAATCAAAGGACAAGGCGTTAAACGAATCGCGCGTTTGGCCTCTTGAGGTTGGACTGGTGTTTAACCAGATTGAAGGGGCTGACGCTCTACCTGTTTCACAGCAGAACAAGCTGAAAGCCAATATCAACCAGTTGTGGCTCGAACGTATGCCGACGAGTGAAATTATCACGACCGCTGGTGGTCTCTTCAACAGCATGCAGGGGGCCGTCAATGCGTGAAATTATCGTTGATAACTTTGCTGGTGGCGGCGGCGCGAGTACCGGCATTGAACTGGCGATCGGGCGTAGCGTGGATATCGCTATCAACCACGACGAAAACGCTATTGCTATGCATAAGACGAATCACCCTGACACGCTGCATTATTGCGAGTCGGTGTTTGACGTTGACCCAAGCGCAGCCACCAGCGGTAAACCTGTCGGCCTGGCCTGGTTTAGCCCTGACTGCCGCCACTTTTCCAAAGCGAAGGGCGCTAAGCCAGTTAAGAAAGAGATTCGCGGGCTGGCGTGGATTGTCCTGCGCTGGGCGCTGGCAGTACGTCCCCGAGTCATGATGCTGGAGAACGTCGAAGAATTTAAGACATGGGGCCCGCTGCTGGATGAAGAATTACGCCCGGATCCTGAGCGTGCTGGTGAAACATTCGAGGCATTTGTCGGCATGCTGTCGACTGGTATCGCGGCGAATCACCCAGCACTGGCTGAGGTTTGCGAATTTCTTGCCATTGAGCCGCACGGCCAGCAGGCGCAACAGTTGATCGCCGGGCTTGGCTATGAGGTCGATTATCGTGAGCTGCGCGCTTGTGACTACGGCGCGCCGACGATCAGAAAGCGTTTCTTCATGGTCATGCGCTGTGACGGCCGCAAGATTCATTGGCCTGAAGCGACTCATGGGGATCCAAAATCACTGGAAGTACAAAGCGGCAAGCTGGCGCCATGGCGTACCGCGGCGGAGTGCATTGACTGGAATATCCCGGCCCGGTCCATCTTCGACCGCAAAAAGCCGCTGGCGGAAAATACGCTCAAACGTATCGCACGCGGCATCCAGCGCTTTGTTATCGAAAGCGCATCACCTTTCATCGTGAAGTGTAACCACACCACGACGAAAGGAGGTTATGACTGTTTCCGCGGGCAATCGTTGTTAGAGCCATTGCAGACCATCACTAAAAAGCATGGCTACGCGCTGGCGGTACCGCATCTTACTAAATTCCGCACCGGGGCCACCGGGCAGCCAGTGACCGAGCCGGTTCCAACTGTCACCGCTGGTACGTCGGCGCGCCCGGGCGGGAATGGGCATGCGCTTGGCGTAGTTGAGGCCGCCCTGACGCCGTTCCTGGCTGGCAATGGCGGCAGTGAGTACCAGGCAAAGCCGCGCCCGCTGAATAAACCCGCTCATACAATCCTCAAGCAGTCACGCGCGTGCGTGGTTGCGCCGGTCATTGCCCGCCAGTTTGGCGCCAGTGTTGGGCACAGGGCTGACGAACCGAGCGCGACGATTACTGCAGGTGGTGGCGGTAAATCGCAGCTGATAACCCCAACACTGATCCAGATGGGGTACGGCGAACGGCCAGGGCAAGAACCGCGTGTTCTTCAACTGAATAACCCGCTTGGCACGGTCACTGCTGGTGGTAATAAGTTTGCAACGGTGAGCGCGTTCCTGGCTAAGCACTATGGTGGGAATTACACGGGGCCGGGTGTTGGTATGGATGAGCCTGCCCACTCAGTCACTACTGTTGATCATCACGCGGTAGTTGCGTCTCACCTGGTGAAGCTGCGCGGAACCTGCCGCGACGGTCAGACCATGGATACACCTATGCCGACGATTACCGCTGGTGGTCAGCACGTTGGCGAGGTCCGTACATTCCTCGAAACCTACTGCGGTGATAGCGAGGATGAATGGCTGGTGACGATCGAGGGGGTTAAGTACCAGATCGTCGATATCGGAATGCGCATGCTGCAACCGCATGAGCTTTATAAGGCGCAGGGCTTCCCTGACGGCTACGTTATCGATCAGGACTATCGCGGCAATCGTTACGCCAAAGACAAGCAGGTAGCGCGCTGCGGTAACGCAGTACCGCCGCCGTTCGCTCGTGCGCTGGTAGAAGCAAATCTTCCTGAATTATGTGCAAATCAAAAGGCGGGTGCAGCCGCCTGATATGGAGAAATAGCATGAATCAGTTAACCGCAAAGGGTGTTGTGACAATGTCCAGCCGTGAAATTGCCAGGCTGGTGCAGAGCAAACATGGTGATGTGAAGCGCTCAGCTGAGCGCCTTGCATCTGCTGGTATTTTAACCGCGCCGTTGGCGCACACCCCCTACACACACCCGCAAAACGGGCAAACCTACGAGGAGTATTGGTTCAACAAACGTGATTCTCTGGTGATCGTCGCCAGGCTGTCGCCAGAATTTACCGCCGCTGTTGTCGATCGCTGGCAAGAGCTGGAGAACAGTCAGGCCGTAAGTGTCCCGCAAACATTGCCGGAGGCATTACGCCTCGCCGCGGATCTGGCCGGGCAGAGAGAACAACTGGCCCAGCAGTTAGCCGCTGCCGCGCCGAAAGTTGAGTTTGTCGATCGGTATTGTACTGCTAAAGGCTCAATGTCTTTCCGCCAGGTGGCAAAGCTGTTGCAGGCCAAAGAGACCGATTTCCGCTTGTTCCTCATTGAGAGCGGCATTTTGTACCGACTCAGTGGAGTGCTGACACCGCGGCACCAGCACATTGCTGCTGGGCGGTTTGAAGTGAAAACTGGCACCACGAGCGAAACAAACTACGCCTTTAGCCAGGCACGATTTACACCCAAAGGCATAGAGTGGATCGGCGGCCTGTGGACGGCACACATCGCTAAGGGGCATGCCGCGTGAGAGGACTGTTTACAGCCGAGACTGTTCCGCGCCTTGGGCTGGTGGTGTTAAAGCCGGGCAGCGAACTGATGTCTCTGTTTCAACAGGGGCGTGTGCTGGTGGAGCCTCAGCCAAAAAGCATGGCTGGGCTTCCGTCGGGCCTCGTCCCTGATGCCAGGCAGCCGCTGGCAGAAGATAAGTCCCTCGAGGAATTCTTCACCGACGAGAGAGTAATCCGTGCAGCAGGCGGTTTGACCTCGTTGGAATCCTGGTTAGAGCGTAACGTGAAGGAATGCCAGTACCCGCACACTGATTATCACCATCATGAGCTGGTAACGATGCGACATCCCCCCGGCTCAATGTTGCTCTGTTGGCATTGCGATAACCAGCTGCGCGAGCAAACCACCGCGGCGCTGGCAGAACTGGCCCGGCGTAATCTCATTAATTGGCTGATCAGTTCCATCCTGTCTTCGCTTGGCTACAACAACGAGCGTGAACTATCACTCGGTGAATTGTGCTGGTGGGCCATTTACTCAGGCATTGCTGATGCAATCACGGAAAGGATGGCCCAGCTTGCGCTTCGATTACCGGATGAGCCGTTTTTATCCGTATATCGAGAAAGTGACATTGTGCCGATGCCCCCGGCAAAAAGCATTTTGCAGAAGAAGGTCACCCCTGCGGTCACGGCTGCGAAATTAAAGCATGGAGCAAATCAGGAAGTGGCCTATGAACAGCCAAAGGTTCTGGCTCTGCATGCGGATCCTGAATCCCCTGAATCATTCATGTTGCGCCCAAAACACCGCAGGTGGGTGAATGAGGACTATACCCGGTGGGTTAAAACCCAACCCTGTGAAGGTTGCCGGCGGCCAGCGGATGATCCACACCATGTCATTGGTCACGGCATGGGCGGTACCGCCACTAAAGCCCACGATTTGTTCGTGATCCCTCTGTGCAGAGAGTGTCACGACAAATTACATGCTGATGTTGCAGCGTTCGAGAAAAAACACGGTACCCAGCTGGAGCTGCTATTCCGGTTTATGAATCGAGCACTGGCGATCGGCGTAATAACAAAAGCGTAATTGTATGGAGCGCTGAGCATAATGAATTTACAAGAACTGGAATATACGCGGATTGAACTGCGCCGCGCGCTGGCGGATTTATCAGGATCGACAAAAGGACAGCTGCAGGCGTTCAGTGAGCATCCACCAGCAGATAAGAATAAATACCCTCGGCACCATCCTGAAATCGTCATGGAGGGTGGGGAAGGTTGTGGATCAAAGGTGGTAAAAACTCTGGCCACTCCGCTTTATGTTCTTGAGACAAGGAGCCGTCGCCGACCTTTACCGCCTATTAAGGATACGGAGTTCGCTTGTTCAGCATGGCGTCGATCGGTCAATGGTCTGGGGGAGCATTTGCAGGCATGGGTGCGGTACTGCTATGGGCATGACCTTGCTTTCCGGTACCAGAGGTTAATGTGCCAGCACGTATGGGAAGAGTTCCAGCGTCAGCATAGCGGCAAAAAAATCCAGGACCGTGTCACTAAAAAACTGGTTGGGCTTGTCTGGCTGGCGGCGCAAGAAGTTGCTGCCTCGCGTAATAACGATACCTATCAGGAGTATGCTGGTGCAGCTCTGGCGCGCATGGTCAGCGTTGAGCGTTCCACCTGGCTTAGAGTGTATTCAGGCCACTGGGCGGCTTTCAAAGCGTCGTTTGCTGAAATGGACAGCCAGGCACTAAGCGAAATTTTGTCACGGTACGAAGAGTACCAAGAACTGAAAGTGGCGGAAATGTGAGGTAACTTTCACTAACTCCCTCAATTGGGCTTGCAAAATGCAACAAAATGAGCCATATTTGAAGATAATTTGATATTTTGTCATAATTATATCTAACCTCGCCTCGGCGGGGTTTTTTTATGCCTTTTGTATCTAAAGCTTGATGCAAAAATGAACCAGAGTTATCTGTGTGTCACGCGATAAAAAAGGGGAAAAGGCATGCAAAATCAACCTTATATGACAGAAGAAGCAAAGGCGGTTTTTAACGAACTCAGCGCGTCACCAGCGACAGCTGGGGAAATTGCACAGAATACGCACCTAAGCCGAGAGAAATGCCAGCTCATCCTGACGCAGCTGGTTATGGCGGGGTTATCAGATTACCAGTTTGGATGTTACAAACGCCTCCACTGAAGGAGGCATTCTGCTGTGGAAATGGGCGGCTGGTGGGTGTTGTAGCACCCAACCAGCCATTAGCTCATGCTTTCAGGTCACAAGCTAACCAAGGCCCACTGCTTTAGCGCAAAAGCATAGTGAGCCTATCAGAGTTACGCTTACGGATCTATGAAAAATACTGTAAATATAAACAGTGTTGAGCTTATCAACGCTGACTGCCTGCAATACCTCGCAACCCTCCCAGATAACACCATCGACCTTATTGTTACGGATCCGCCTTATTTTAAGGTGAAGCCGAACGGCTGGGATAATCAGTGGAACGGTGACGCCGACTATCTTCGCTGGCTTGATATGTGTCTTGCCCAGTTCTGGCGAGTGCTTAAGCCTGCCGGCAGCCTGTATTTGTTTTCAGGTCACCGACTTGCATCCGATATTGAGATCATGATGCGTGAACGCTTCAACGTCATGAACCACATTATCTGGGCGAAGCCATCAGGGCGCTGGAACGGGTGTAATAAAGAAAGCCTGCGCTCTTACTTCCCCGCGACGGAACGCATCCTTTTCGCTGAGCATTATCAGGGGCCGTATAAGCCGAAAAGCGACGGATTTGCTGAGAAAAGCAACGAGGTCAAACAGCACGTCATGGCTCCGTTAATCACCTACTTTCGGAATGCACGAGCCGAACTGGGGGTCACGTCTAGGCAAATAGCTGACGCCACCGGAAAGAAAAATATGGCGTCTCACTGGTTCGGTGCCAGTCAGTGGCAACTACCGAACGAGCAGGATTACGAAAAGCTGCAGGAATTGTTCACTCAGATCGCCATTGAGAAGCACCGCGCCTCTGAACTCAAAGCACCGCATCACCAGCTGGTGGCCACATGGCATTCGTTGAACCGGAAATACCTTGATCTGCTGGAAGAGTACAAAACTCTTCGGCGGCATTTCTCTGTGACAGTAGCCGTGCCCTATACAGACGTCTGGACACATAAACCCGTCCAGTTCTATCCAGGCAAACACCCGTGCGAAAAGCCCGCTGATATGTTGCGGCAAATCATCAACGCCAGCAGCAGGCCCGGCGATGTGGTAGCTGATTTCTTTATGGGCTCGGGATCAACAGTTAAAGCAGCCATTGAACTGGGCCGCCAGGCTATCGGCGTAGAACTGGAAGAGGAACGTTTCAACCAGACGGTAAGTGAGGTTAGGCTGCTGGCAGGGGAATAAAAGCTTGGGTCGCTATCGCGGCCCTTTTTATTACCTCAACTGGACACCCGCAACGTAGCGAGGTGAGAGCATGTATCGAATGGAAAAAATCACGACGGGTATTGCATACGGCGCATCGGGAGGGGGGACCGGATACTGGTTGCTTCAGCTTCTCGATAAAGTCTCCCCATCTCAATGGGCGGCCATTGGTGTGCTCGGTAGCCTCATGTTTGGTTTGCTGACGTGGTTAACGAGTCTGTACTTTCAAATCAAAGCGGATCGCCGCAAAGCTGCGCGGGGTGAATGATGTCGAACAAAGCAAAGCTCAGCGCAGCAGTGCTGGCGCTAATCGCGTCAGGGGCATCTGCTCCACTCATTTTCGACCAATTCATCAGCGAGAAAGAAGGCAATGCGCTGGTGGCCGTTGTTGATCCGGGTGGGGTCTGGTCTTTATGTCACGGCGTGACCGTTATCGATGGCAGGCGTGTTGTTAAGGGCATGACGGCCACTGAGGAACAATGCCGGAAGGTTAACGCCATTGAACGCGATAAGGCATTAGCCTGGGTTGATCACAATATCAAAGTGCCTCTGACAGAGCCACAGAAGGTGGGTATCGCATCCTTCTGCCCGTATAACATCGGCCCCGGTAAATGCTTCCCATCGACCTTCTATAAGCGCATCAACGCAGGTGACCGCATCGGTGCATGTGAGGCAATCCGCTGGTGGATTAAAGACGGTGGCCGTGATTGTCGTCTAACCAAACGCCAGAAGAATGGCTGCTATGGTCAGGTTGAGCGACGGGACCAGGAAAGCGCACTGGCGTGCTGGGGGTTAGACCAATGAAAATTAATCCGGGTCTTATCGGCGTTGTTGTTATTGCTGTCCTTTCGGTCGCTCTCGTTAAGAGTTGCTCAGACGCCAGTAGCCTTCAGAGCGATAACGACGTCCTGCGAAGTGACAACTCTATGCAGGGGCAGGTGATCGCCACCCAGGCATTCAACTTCAATCGATTCAATCAGGTTGCAGAACATGCTAACAGGCTTAACTCCCTGATCGACACCAGCACCGAAGAAACCGTAATCGAATACCGGGAGATTCTCCGCCGTGAAAAAACCTGTGATCTACCTGTTCCTGCTGACATTGCTGGTGGGCTGCTCGAATACGCGTACCGTTTACGTTCCAGCGCAATGCACGCCGATACCGACAAACCTGACGCAGCCAATGATAGTACCGCTACCGCCGGCTCAATAACTTACTGCCAGGCTGTGCTCTGGATTAAGCCGCTGCTGGCTGTGATTGAAAAGGGCAACAACAACTTCGCTGGGATTAGACAGATTGAACGAAACCGATAGCCATTAGCGCGATCGAGTAGAAATCAATCGGTTTTCAAGAGTAAAAGTCAATAGCTTACTTTCCTAAATGGTAGTAATTTATTTTACATTGACTTGTATGAAAGAGAGCCGAAATGGAAGCTAGAGGGAATTATCGTTTAAGGCCAATTTCAAACCTTGGAAGTGGGACATTTGGACGTGTAGAGAAAATCGAACTCTACAATTCAAGTGGGGATTTTTGCGGCTTTTACGCCCGCAAAAGTCTAGCAGTTAATCATGATATTGTGGGTTCAATATTTACTCCTGATGACTGGAGAAGAAGATTTGAACGAGAAGTGACTTACCAATCTCGCTGTCGGCATTCTAATGTTGTCCCAGTATTGATACATAATCTCAATGCTGAGCATCCGTGGTTTGTAATGCCTCTGGCAAATACGGATCTCATGAAGGAGATTGAAGGTAACGCATTAAGCGATGATGAGAAACTATCAGCGATTAGAATGATGTTACTCGGCGTCGAATATATCCACAGTCGCGGATATCTTCATCGGGATCTCAAACCAGAAAACATCCTTAAATTCGATGATGGACAATACAAGGTGTCTGACTTTGGTTTGGTGAGGCATGATGATCCTAACGCGGCCTCAGCAGTTTTAACCAATATTGCTGTCAGCATGGGAACTGATGGGTATAAAGCTCCAGAGGTCAATAGTGGTCTGTATAGTCCAAAAACTGACATCTATGCAGCGGGTGCCATAGTGAATATTCTAAATTTGAGCCATGTGGATGGTATCGATGCTTTAATAGGTAAGGCGACAGCTTACAAACCGACTGCGAGATATGATTCAGTCAGTGAGATGCTTGCCGATCTTAATGCCATAATTGAACGGAGGCAGGCATGATAAATCTTCTGAGTTGCGGCTTTTTCTCATGCCCTAAAGATTCCGTCCGCGGCAATCAGGACTCATATGTATTGCCAACTCCGACAGGAAAGGGGTTTTTATTTGCAGTCGCTGATGGTGTCGGTTCATACGAGGGTGCTAAAGAGATAGCTGATACTGCTACTTCAGCTCTTCGTTCTTTCAAGAACGACAACTTCATGGACATCCAAAAAACATTCCAGGATCTCAAAGAAAAGGTTGATGCGGTCGTAGATGCTAAATCTGAATGGATCAATGCGGCGACCACGCTTTCATTCTGTTTCATCGACAATGAAGCTTTGTATGTTGGACATGTTGGAGACACACGCGTCTATGTTAAAAAAGGCGCAAAGCTTCAGTTGATCACCAAAGATCACACCCAACACCAAGAACTTTTTGATGATGGGATTTACACCAAGAAAGAGTTACGTGACCTGCCAGGTAAAAACACTCTCACTTCGGCGATATCCAGAAACATTGCTCTACGCTTCCAAAGCGTCACGTTGCCCTTATCTGAACTGGTTGATGAAAATGGACTCATTACTGTTTACATCATGTCTGATGGAGCCCATCACTTCTGGGAACAAAGACCAAGGCTTTCCCTTGAAACTATTTCGAAAGCACCAAAATTCGCAGCAAGCTTGCTAAGAAGGATAGAACGGTCTGGACCCATAGATGATTACACACTGGTCGCTGTATCTTTCCAAACTTCGAAATAGCAACAAACCGCCTCCGGGCGGTTTTTTATTGTCAGCTTTGAAGGTAAAACAGTGTGGATGATAACTACTATCATTTGCGTGGGTCCTCCCAGCGGGGTGGCCTACCACGGGGCGGCGCGCTCGCGGGAAACGGCTAGTTTTTCGGATCCAGGGTCATCATCATCATGTGCGCAGGTCTTTGATTTGATTAGAGGCCATTTTCGCAAGATGTCGAATCGTTCAAAAAGTGTTCACCATCATGGACCAGGAAATTGCCACTTTAAAACTCAATATCAACCAGCTGGCAGGGATAACCGGCGTACACCGTCAGACGGTTGCCGCGAGACTGAAAAATGTTGAACCTGCTCCAGGCAGCAACAGCAAGTTAAAGCTCTATCTGGTGACCGACATTCTGACCGAACTGATGATCCCTACCGTTTCGGCCAACATCGATGATATGCCCCCCTCTGACAGGCTGTCCCACTGGAAAGCAGAGAATGAGAGGCTGAAGTTCGAACAGGATACGGGGCAGTTAATACCCGCAGATGAAGTGGCGCGAGAATTCTCATTGATGGCGAAAGCCGTCGTCATGGTACTTGAAACCCTCCCGGATGTGCTCGAGCGAGACTGTGCTTTAACGCCTGCTGCGGTAGTTCGTGTGCAAAGCGTTATCGATGATCTGCGCGACCAGATGGCGGAGAGGGTGCAGGACGCTGAAAAAGAGGAGGAAGAGCCTGAGGAGGACTGATGGCAAAGCGGGCATCCGCCAGGGACATCCGCCGCGATGTTTCCGGTATTTTACGAGCCCCGCGTCGTATGCCGGTGGCCGATGCGGTCGGTACTTATATGCGCGTGCCAATGGGGGCGGGAAACTCAGTTCCATGGGATCCGGATCTGGCACCCTATGTGATTGAGCCGATGAACTGCCTGGCATCGCGTGAATACGATGCGGTGGTGTTTGTAGGCCCGGCGCGAACGGGTAAAACCATCGGGCTGATTGACGGCTGGATTGTTTATAACGTTGTCTGCGATCCGGCGGATATGCTTGTGATTCAGGTTTCTGAGGAAAAAGCGCGCGAGCATTCCAAAAAACGCCTGGACCGTACTTTTCGCTGTAGCCCTGAAGTTAAAACCCGGCTAAGCCCAAGACGTAACGATAACAACGTCTACGACCGAACATTTCGCGCCGGTAACTATCTGAAGCTGGGCTGGCCATCCGTCAATATCATGTCGTCCTCGGACTATAAAAGTGTGGCGCTGACGGATTATGACCGCTTTCCGGAAGATATCGACGGGGAGGGGGATGCTTTTTCACTGGCATCGAAGCGTACCACGACATTCATGTCCTCCGGGATGACGCTGGTTGAAAGCTCGCCCGGGAGGGATATCAGAGACACAAAATGGCGGCGCTCCACGCCCCATGAAGCCCCTCCGACCACCGGAATTTTATCGCTCTATAACCGTGGTGACCGCCGTCGTCTGTACTGGCCATGCCCGCATTGCGGCGAATATTTCCAGCCGGAAATGGACAATATGACCGGGTACCGCGACAGCAGCGATCCTGTGCTTGCCAGCGAAGCGGCTTTTCTACAGTGCCCGGCCTGTAAAGGCAGGATCACACCGGACATGAAGCGTGCGCTTAACATGAAATGTGTCTGGCTCCGGGACGGGCAAACCATCGACAGGAAAGGCCAGGTTAGCGGTGATGGCCGTCGTTCCCGTATTGCCTCCTTCTGGATGGAAGGTCCGGCAGCTGCTTACCAGACCTGGGCGCAGCTTATTTATAAGTTCCTGACCGCCGAGCAGGAATATGAATCCACGCGCAGCGAAGAAACCCTGAAGACGGTGATCAACACCGATTTCGGCAGGCCCTATTTGCCGCGGGCCAGCATGGAGCAGCGTAAAAGTGAATTGCTCGAGCAGCGTGCCGAAGAAGTCCCAAAACGTTCGGTACCGGACGGCGTGCAGTTTCTCACTGCGACCGTGGACGTGCAGGCCGGGCGCAACCGGCGCTTTGTTGTTCAGATTACGGGTTATGGAAGTATGGGTGAGCGCTGGATAGTTGACCGTTACAACATCCGGCATTCGCTGCGCTGCGACGGCAATGGAGAAAGCATTCAGGTGGACCCGGCAAGCTATCCGGAGGACTGGGATCTTTTACTCACCGACGTCTTTGATAAAACGTGGCCACTCGCAGCTGACCCGTCAAAGGGCATGCGGCTGATGTCGATGGCCGTGGACTCAGGGGGCGAAGATGGCGTGACGGATAATGCCTACAAGTTCTGGCGCAGATGTCGCCGTGAGGGGCTGGGTAAGCGTATCTATCTCTTCAAGGGGGACAGCGTCAGGCGCAGCAAACTTATCCAGCGAACGTTTCCCGACAACACGGGCAGATCAACGCGCCGCGCACAGGCGACGGGTGATGTGCCTCTTTATCTTCTCCAGACCGATGCCCTTAAAGATCGGGTGAATAATGCGCTGTGGCGTGATTCACCCGGCCCTGGCTATGTGCATTTCCCCGCCTGGCTGGGCAGCTGGTTCTATGACGAACTGACGTATGAGGAACGCTCGAATGAAGGGAAGTGGAGTAAGCCCGGCCGTGGCGCAAACGAAGCATTTGACCTGCTCGTTTATGCCGACGCGCTCGCCATCCTTAATGGTTACGAAAAAATCAAATGGCCGTCTGCTCCTGAGTGGGCACGGCGGGAAACGTGGATCGAGGACACGCAGACGGAAGCTGGCGAAATGCCATCCCCGACGCCTGCGCCGAAATCTAAATCAAAACCAAAACGTGAGAAGCCCGTAACCGAGCAGGCTAATCCGTGGTCTTCGTCAGGAGGTTGGGTGTGAATCCAGCAGATATTCAAAACATGATCGACCGCTACGCTGCAGCCGAGCTGTCTGTTCTGGAGGGGAAATCAATCACTTTCAACGGGCAGCAGATGACGCTCGAAAACCTGTCGGAAATCAGAAAAGGCCGTCAGGAATGGGAGCGACGACTGGCAACGCTCAATAATAAACGCCGCGGGCGACCCGGCTACAGGCTGGCGAGGTTTGGATGAGTTTTTTAGATGATGCGATTGGCCTGTTTTCACCAGGCTGGAAAGCCTCACGCCTGCGTGCCCGTGCGGTTATTAAGGCGTATGAGGCGGTAAAGCAAACGCGTACCCACAAAGCCCAGAAGGAAAATCGCTCAGCCGATCAGCTCAGCCAGATGGGGGCGGTTTCACTGAGACAGCAGGCGCGCTGGCTGGACAACAACCACGATCTGGTGATCGGCGTTTTCGACAAGCTGGAAGAAAGGGTGGTGGGTGCGAAGGGCATCATAGTTGAACCGCATCCGATGCTGACTAACGGGAAGATAGCTAAAAAGCTGGCCACTGATATCCGTAGAAAGTGGGGCGAATGGTCCGTAAGACCCGATGTCACAACCCAGTTTACCCGCCCCATGCTGGAACGGCTGATGCTGCGAACGTGGCTCCGGGACGGTGAGGTATTTGCTCAGCTGGTTCGCGGTACGGGAAATGGTCTTCAGCCGGTTGCAGGCGTGCCGTTCTGGCTGGAAGCGCTGGAGCCGGACTTCGTGCCGATGAACAGCGATGCCGCCACCCAGCTCAATCAGGGCGTTTTTGTCGATAACTGGGGGCGCCCGAAAAAATATCAGGTCTATAAAAGCCTGCCGGTGTCCGGGCGTCAGTTCGATACCAAAGAGATAGATGCAGAAAACATGCTGCATCTCAAATTCACACGACGCCTGCACCAGACCCGCGGAACGTCTCTTTTGTCAGGCGTTCTGATGCGTCTGAGCGCGCTGAAAGAGTACGAGGACTCGGAACTTACCGCTGCCAGAATTGCTGCCGCACTCGGCATGTATATCAAAAAAGGCGACGGGCAGAGCTTCGATTCTGATTCCAGCAGCGATGACCGAGAGCTGATGATTCAACCCGGTATGCTCTATGACGAGCTGCAGGCCGGGGAAGAAATCGGGATGATTAAATCCGATCGCCCGAACCCTAACCTCGAGTCGTTTCGTAACGGACAGCTGCGTGCCGTGTCCGCCGGCAGTCGCCTCAGCTTTTCCAGCACATCCAGAAACTACAACGGAACGTACAGTGCCCAGCGGCAGGAGCTTGTCGAGTCAACCGACGGATATCTGATTCTTCAGGACTGGTTCATCGGTTCAGTGACCCGGCCCATGTACCGGGCCTGGCTGAAGATGGCTATTGCTGCCGGAGAAATCAAGCCGCCGAGAGGCATCGATATGGACTCGCTGTATAACGCGGTTTATTCGGGGCCCGTTATGCCGTGGATTGACCCCGTTAAAGAAGCGAATGCCTGGAAAACGCAGATCCGCGGCGGTGCCGCTACTGAATCCGACTGGATACGTGCCAGCGGTCGCAACCCGGATGATGTTAAGTCACGCCGTAAAGCGGAGGTTGACGAGAACCGTGAACAGGGCCTGGTGTTTGACACAGACCCCGCCAATGATAAAGGAGGCACCAGTGCCGAAGCCAAAGAACCGGGCGCGCCACCGTCCGAAAGCCAGCGTAAAAAGTAATTCGTGGTTCCGCATGCAGGCCAGTAGTAACAGCGAGGCCGACATTTTTATTTATGACGAAATCGGGTACTGGGGCGTAACGGCGAAACAGTTCGTCAATGATCTCCGGGCACTTGGGGACGTCACCCACATCAACCTTTATATCAACTCGCCCGGCGGTGATGTCTTCGACGGTATTGCTATCTATAACGCGCTGAAGCACCACGGCGCGGCGATTACCGTGCATATCGATGGTCTGGCGGCCTCCATGGCCTCGGTGATTGCGATGGTAGGCAATCCGGTCATCATGCCTGAAAACACGATGATGATGATCCATAAGCCCTGGGGGTTTGCTGGTGGTGACGCGAGAGATATGCGCGACTATGCGGATCTTCTCGATAAGGTTGAATCCGTTCTTATCCCGGCTTATGCACAGAAAACCGGAAAATCCACCGAAGAAATTGCGGCAATGCTGGAGGACGAAACCTGGATGAACGGCAGCGAGTGCCTTGAACTGGGTTTTGCCGACCAGGTGACACCATCCCTTCAGGCTATGGCCTGTATTCATTCAAAACGTATTGAGGAATTTGAAAAAATGCCAAAAAGCATTCGCAACATGATCACCCCGCCGCGCAACACTACCCAGCGTGACCCGGTTATTACCCAGCCTCAGGCACCGCAGGCAAAAACAGACCCGGCACCGGATGAAAATGCGATCCGCGCGCAGGTGTTGGCTGAGCAAAAAGCCCGTGTTAACGCTATCGGCGATCTCTTTGCCATGTTCGGCAATAAGCACATGGAACTGCAGAATCAGTGTGTGGCCGACCCTGATTGTTCCGTCGATAAGGCGAAAGATTTGCTGCTGGCAGAACTCGGTAAAACGGCCACGCCGTCCAATAAAACCACCCAGCCGCATATTCATGCGGGCAACGGTAACTTCGTCGCGGATGGTATTCGCCAGGCACTGATGGCGCGTGCCGGGTTCGAAGGTCAGGAGCGGGATAACGTTTATAACGGTATGACGCTGCGCGAGTATGCGCGTATGGCCCTGACTGAAAAAGGCATCGGTGTGGCCAGCTACAATCCGATGCAGATGGTTGGCCTGGCGCTGACCCACAGCACCTCTGATTTTGGCAACATTCTGCTCGATGTTGCGAACAAAGCGCTGATTCAGGGCTGGGACGAGGCGCAGGAAACCTTCGAGCAGTGGACCAAAAAAGGCCAGCTGTCGGACTTCAAAACGGCGCATCGTGTCGGTATGGGTGGTTTCCCTTCTCTGCGACAGGTTCGCGAAGGGGCGGAGTACAAGTACATCACTACCACTGACAAAGGCGAAACCATCGCGCTTGCCACTTACGGTGAAATCTTCTCTGTAACCCGCCAGGCGATCATCAACGACGATCTTAACCAGCTCACTGACGTACCGATGAAGATGGGGCGCGCGGCGAAAGCAACGATTGGCGATCTGGTCTACGCCATCCTGACCAAAAACCCGAAACTCTCCGACGGCAAGGCGCTGTTCCATGCCGATCACAAGAACCTGAGTTCGGGCGCAATTTCCGTGGCCAGCCTGGACGAGTCGCGCAAGCTGATGCGTCTGCAGAAGGAGGGGGAGCGAACCCTGAATATCCGTCCGGCCTACATGCTGGTGCCTGTCGCCCTGGAAACTCTGGCAAATCAGACCATCAAGTCGGCCAGTGTTAAAGGTGCAGACATCAATGCCGGGATCGTTAACCCTATCCAGAACTTTGCAGAAGTCATTGCCGAACCCCGCCTGGATGAAGCTGATGCGAAAGCCTGGTATCTGGCTGCCGCGAAGGGCACCGACACTATTGAGGTCGCTTATCTCAATGGCGTCGACACGCCGTACATCGATCAGCAGGAAGGCTTCACCACTGATGGTATCGCCACGAAAGTGCGTATTGATGCCGGTGTTGCACCGCTGGACTATCGCGGCATGACCAAATCCTCTGGTCAGTAAAAAACAGTCCTGACAAACAGACGCCCGTAAGGGCTTTTTTTATACCTGATACCAGCCCCGCAAGGGGCTGAATGGAGAAATTATGGCTAAGAACTATGCGCAGGACGGGAAAACGATCCCTCTGGTAAACGGTGGTGCAACCGATGTTCACAGCGGCGACCCGGTTGTTGTTGGAAAACTGATCGCGGTGGCAATTACCGATATTCCGGCTGGCGATACCGGGGACGGTTTTACTGAGGGTGTATTCCTCCTGCCAAAAGTTTCCGCAGATGCGGTTACTGCCGGGGCGCAGGTGTATATCAAGGACGGCAAAATCACAATCGAAGAAACGGACGCCGTTGCCGCGGGCATCGCCTGGGAAGATGCAGGGGCAAGCACCACCGTTGTTGAAGTTAAGATCAATGCCTAACCCCTTTGACCGGATGGCGGCGCGCATGGACGCGGCCACCATAAAAAAGATGGGAAAGTCAGCGATCATCAATGGCAGCAGCTATGACGTTGTTCCCGCCGAGCAGCTCGAGGAAATGGGGCCATTGTCGGGAACAGGTACTTCGCTGGTGGTTTTCTCTGAGCTTTACCAGCCACGCCGAAACGACAGCGTCGACTACGACGGTAAGAACCTGACAGTTACCCGCTATGACATGTTCAACGGAAAACCCCGCATCCATCTCGAATGAGGAGGCGCTATGTCTGTGAAAGGACTGGAAAGGGCTATTCAGAACCTGAACAGCCTCAGCCGGTTAATCGTTCCTGAGGCAACCGCAAAAGCACTAAACCGGGTGGCTAGCAGAACGATAAGCCAGGGGAGCAAAGCTGTAGCGAAAGAAGCAACAGTTGATGATAACCGGAAAAAGGGGCTTCCGGTTCGTCTGGTCCGCCAGCGTTCCCGTCTGCGCAAGGCCCGTCACGATCGCCCGGTCGCGTCGATAAAAATCAACCGCGGTAATCTTCCTGCGATAAAGCTCGGCACGGCGCGCGTCCGGCTCTCGCGTAAAAAAGGGGCCAGAAACGGGGCGGGCAGCGTCCTTAAAATCGGGCCCTATACCTTTCGTAACGCTTTTATCCAACAGCTCTCGAACGGGCGCTGGCAGGTCATGCGGCGCGTAGGTCAGGCCCGTTATCCGATTGATGTGGTCAAAGTTCCTCTTGAGACACCGCTCACCGTGGCCTTCACCGCTATTTCAAAACGCCTTATTGAAAGCGACATGCCAAAAGAACTGTCCGCGGCCCTGAAAAACCAACTGAGGATCCACCTGAAGCGATGAACCGACACAGCGCAATTCGTGCAGCCATTCTGGCAAAAATGAAAGCAGACATCACCGACCCCGTCACCTGGTTTGACGGACGTCCTGTTTTTCTTGAAGAGCAGGATCTTCCTGCCGTTGCTGTTTACCTCTCTGATGCGGAGTACACCGGCGATTCGCTCGATGAGGATTCGTGGCAGGCGGTTGTCCACATCGAGGTATTTCTCAAGGCCTCCAGCCCTGACACCGCGCTGGATTCCTGGATGGAAGAGAAAGTATATCCGGCAATGGCCTTCATCCCGGGACTGGATGATTTAGTCGAGACGTTCACCCCGCTGGGTTACGACTACCAGCGGGATGATGAAATGGCCACGTGGGGTTCAGTCGATTTCACGTATGTAATCACCTATTCAATTTAAGAGGTACTTATGCCTACTCCAAACCCGCTGGCTCCCGTGAAAGGCGCCGGTACCACGCTTTGGCTGTACACCGGAACGGGCAATGCTTTTGCAAACCCGCTCTCGGATATTGACTGGAATCGCCTGGCAAAAATCAAAGAGCTGACGCCGGGCGAAATGACCGCCGAATCTTATGACGACACCTACCTCGACGACGAGGACGCCGACTGGAACGCGACCGCCCAGGGGGCAAAATCTGCTGGCGATACCTCGTTTACCCTCGCCTGGAAACCGGGCGAGGAAGGGCAGAAAGACCTGGTCGCATGGTTTATTGACGGCTCAGTGCGCTATTACAAAATCAAATACCCAAACGGTACCGTCGACGTTTTCCGCGGCTGGTGCAGCAGCCTGGGTAAAGCCATTCCGGCCAAAGAGGTTATTACCCGCACAGCGAAAATCACCAACACCGGCAAGCCGGAGCTGGCTGAAGAAAGCGGTACCCCAAATATCCCCGTGACCGGCGTTGCGCTCGATAAAGCCACGGCAAGCGTGGCCGTCGGTGCAACCACAACGCTCAATGTGACGGTTAATCCTGCCAGCGCCTCCGATGCTTCGTTCCGCGTGGCAACCTCTGACGGGGCAAAAGCAACGGTCACCGTTAGCGGCAATGCGATCACCGTAACCGGCGTGGCGGTAGGCACCGCTGACATTATTGTTATGACCAGCGACGGTAATTTCGTTGCGGTCTGCAAAGTCACCGTAACAGCAGCGTAAGGAAGGCCGCATGTTTCTGAAAAAAGAGAAGTTCACCTGGCAAAACGAGTCCCTGACCATCTTCGAGCTGTCGGCCCTTCAGCGTATTGATTTCCTCACGTTTATGGCAAATGAGGAGAAGGCCGTCAGCGCCGACAGCGACGGCATCAGCGATCAGGAAGTCACGACCCGACTGATTGGCTCAAATATTCGCTGCGGTGCGCGATTGATCGCGATGTCTTTGTGGCATAACGATCCGGCCGGTACGGATGTGGAAACGTTGTATCAGCAGGTGCTTAACAGCTGGCCGCCGGAGGCTATCGGCAAAGCTGAAATGCAGGTCAAGTTGCTGTCAGGCATGTTACTCCCCGTTGAAGATGAGAAAGATGATCATCAGGACGAGGATGGTTTAACTGACGAGTCTGTAAATGCAGAACCCGTTACCGTGGAAAAGCCCTTGCCAGCGAGCTGAAGTTTGTCCTGAATCTGGCGCGCGAGTTCGGTCGACCCGACTGGCGCGCCATGCTGGCTGGAATGACTTCCAGTGAACTGGGCGACTGGCACCTGTTCTACCGGGAGCATTATTTTCAGGACGCGCAGCTCGATGCGCATTTTTCCGGGCTGCTTTATTCCATCTCCACTCTTTTCTTCCGCGATCCGGAACTTACCCCCGCACATTTCAGCCTGCTTTCTCCTTCGGATAGCGTCATCAGCGATGACGAGCCGGATGATGACACGCTGATGACCGCCGCTGAGGGGATCACAGGAGGTATCCGATATGGCCCAGCAGATTAGCGATCTGGTCATCAATCTTGATGTCGACAGTGCCACGTTTAGCGAGCAGGTTGCCCGCATAAAGGGGCAGCTAACCGGAATGGGGGACGAATCCGAAAAAGTCCGTACACGTATGCAGCAGGCCGCAGAATCGCAGGCCTCGGCGCTGGCTAAAGCGGCGGCAGGCAGCGGTGCGGCCATGTCGGATATGCTGGCTCAGCAGTCAACAGCTGCAACTGGTCTTAGCGCTGACATGCAAAAAGTCGGCGAGTCTGTTGACCAGACCTACCAGCGGGTGGCTGGATTAAGTGAGCAACTCAGGGAGAACGCCTCCCGGGCATCAGCGCTTGCGCAGCAACAGGATGCGCTGGCGGCGTCGTTCTATCGACAGATTGATGGCGTGAGGTCGCTGACCGGAGAAACGGACTCTCTTTCGTCGGTTCAGGAGCAATTCCGGAAGGCCCGTGTGCAGGGGAATATCACACAGCAGGATTATCTTGCGCTGATATCCCAGACCACGGCACGGCAAAAAGAACTACAGCAGGCCGAAGAAAAAGCCAGTCAGGCCCGAACCCGGTTTCTCCAACAGCTCAAATCCCAGGTTGAAGAACAAAAACTATCCAGAACCGAATTACTGAATCTGAAGGCCGCGCAACTCGGTGTGAGTGAAGAAGCTGCACCACTTATTGCCAGACTTCAGGAACAGGATAATGCATGGAGAAAAGGAACGCTCAGTGCAGGGCAGTATCGCCAGGCGATCCGTATGTTACCCGCTCAGTTTACGGATATTGCAACCTCGATAGCAGGTGGAATGCCGCTGTGGATGGTCCTAATGCAGCAGGGCGGGCAAATCAGTGATTCATTTGGTGGAGTCGGTAATCTTTTTCAGATTATCAAAGAAGAGTTGCTGGGGGTTAAATCATCCGCAGATGAATCCGAGGAATCACTTTCTGAAAACGCCAATGCACTGGCGGAGAATGCAGAACGCAGCAGAGGTTTTCTGGGGGCTCTGACTCCAGTACGTCTTGCTATGGGGGGGCTTGTCGGAGGGCTGGCACTATTGGCTGTTGCCTGGTACAAAGGCAGCAGTGAAGCATCAGAGTTTAATAAACAGCTTATTCTGACGGGGAATTATGCAGGCAAGACAACCGGACAGCTGAGCGATTTAGCCCGCAAAATTTCAGAAACGGCAGGCGTCACCACAGGAAATGCTGCTGCCACCCTTGCGAAAGTTGTTGGTGGTGGGCAGTTCCGGGGAAACCAGCTGGAATACATCACTACGACGGCTGCAGCAATGGAGGACGCAGTCGGGCAGTCGGTGGATAAAACGCTCGCGAACTTTAAGAAATTATATGATTCGCCAACACAGGCATCAGAAGAGCTTAACCGTCAGCTACATTACCTTTCGGCAGCTCAATTCCAGTATATTTCTGAGCTTGAGCGCAGGGGTGATAAAGAGGCGGCAGGAGAGAAGGCCGCGCAGGCTTACAGTGCTGCTGAGCAACAGCGAAGCCAGCAGATACTTGATAATCTGGGTCTGATAGACCGCTTTGTTCGTGGCGTAACGGATACTTGGGGCGCTTACTGGGATGCCGCCCTTGGTATTGGCCGCCAGCAAACGGCCAGCGATCAGCTGGAGTCTGTCAGGGCGCGGATAAAAACCCTGACGGATAACAACCGGCCGGGTGTTTTTGGAATGGGCAATATTGGTGATGGTGGCGCCGCAGAAAAAGAGCTGGCTGCATTACGTCAAAAGGAAAGTGAACTTACTTTTGTAATTAGTTCACAGGAGGGTTACAACCAGGCTCAGGCCAAATCGCAGCAGCTGAATACTGAAGGAGTGAAAGCCCAGGGGATACTGAACAAGTACCTGGACGCAGGAGCGAGCAAAGCACAGAAAAGGGCAGATGCTGAAAGGGAATTAAATAAAGCCATCACAACCAATGCTGAACTGGTCAAAAAAACGCAGTTTCTTCCAGAGGGACAGCGCGTTAAGCCGCTCAGTAAGGCAGAGATTGCTCAGGCCAGAAAGGGGATAGAGGAACTCTATAAGGATCCAAAAGTCCCTAAATCGAAAGGATACACCGCACCTGCTGGTGACAGGGCAGAGGAAAAAGCTCAGGCTGAACTTCTCACCCTTCAGGCCCAGCTTAAAACGCTTGAGCAGCATACCAGCGTAAACGACGTCATAAGCAAACAGCGTCAGGATCTCTGGCAGACTGAAAATCAGTTCACCGTTCTGCAGGAGGCCGCTGGTCGTCGTCAGCTTACGGCGCAGGAAAAATCCCTGCTGGCGCACAAGGAAGAAACGCTCGAGTACAAGCGGCAGCTGGCCGACCTGGGCGATAAGGTTGCCAGGCAGCAAAAGCTCAACCAGCTGACGGACCAGGCCGTGAAGTTTGAGCAGCAGCAAAAAGCCGCCAGGGCGGGCCTGCAGGCTCAGTCTGAGGGGCTATCCACCCGCGAGGCCGGGCGACAAACCACCCTGCAACGTCTCAGCGAGAGCTATTCATATAATCCTCAGGCGCAGCAAAAGGTTCTGGAAGAGCAAAGGGCGACGTTCGAGGCTGAAGATGCCCTGCGCGCAAACTGGCTGGCCGGTGCGAAACAGGGCTGGGCCGAATATCAGGATTCAGCGACAAACGTTTTCAGCTCCGTTCAGCAGATTTCGCAGGCAACGTTCAGCGGGCTGGCTGGCCAGCTTACCAGCCTGACGACAACCGGGAAGGCGAGCTTCCGGGACTTCACCAGCTCAATCCTCAAAATGATTGTGTCCGTTATCAACCAGCTGCTGGTGGCTTACACCATCCAGAGCGCAATGGGCTGGGTGAGCGGCGGGGCGAAAGCCTCCTCTGCAGGTCAGTCATTCGCGGTCCCGTCATACCGGCCACAGGGTTTTGACGTGGGCGGTTTTACCGGGCACGGCGGCAAGTACGAGCCAGCCGGTATCGTTCACCGCGGGGAATTCGTCTTCACCAAAGAGTCAACCAGTCGCATCGGCGTGGCGAATCTCTATCGCCTGATGCGCGGGTATGCCTCGGGTGGTCTGGTCGGCGGCGGGAGCGCAGCCGGGGCTGGCATGGGCGGGATCAGTGTTTATGCCCCTGTGAACATCAGCCAGCAGGGGAGTGACGGGAGCATAAATCAGGCGAACGCCACGGGGACGGCGAAACAGGTGCAGGCGATTGTTCAACAGACAATCACCGAGCGACTGAAAAAAGAAATGTCCGCAGGCGGCGTGCTTTATTCGAGGAGGACACCGTGACAGACACGTTTACCTGGCGCACGCGAAAAACCGCGCAGGGCACTGAAACGGCCCGAACGCTGCAGGCCCAGTTCGGGGATGGCTACAAACAGATAGCGGGGATGGGGATCAACGACAAACAGGAAACGTGGAACCTGGACTGGACGGGCACCAGACAGGAGGCGGCTGCGCTGCGCGCTTTTCTGATGTCTCACGTTACTAAATCGTTCTGGTGGACCACGCCATGGGGTGAAAAAAAGCTGTTCAGAATGAAGGCCGATTCGTTCAGCGTTTCATTCCCTACCGGGAAAAAAGCCACGGTGGCCTTCACTTTTGAACAGGCGTTTGCGCCCTGATTTTCTCGACAAACACTGAAAGCTGCCTCCGGGCGGCTTTTTTTATGGGGGTAATATGAGTTTTACCGGAGATATACAACAGCTTGAGCCCGGCAGCGTTATTCAGCTGATTGAGATCGACGGCACCGAATTCGGTATGGATCAGGTGCTGCGGTTTCATGCGCACAATATCCAGGAGGAGGGGTGGGCAGCCTTCGCCGCTGAGAACCTGCCCGCCATAATCTGGCAGGGCAACCAGTACGATCCTCATCCTTATGAACTGAAGGGTATGGAGTTATCAAGTACCGGGTCCCAGCCGACGCCCACGCTCTCAGTCGGGAACGTCGGGAACTATGTCACGGCGCTATGCCTGGAGTATGACGACATGGTCCGGGCGAAAGTAAAAATCCACACAACGCTCTCTAAGTACCTCGATGCCGCCAACTGGAAAGACGGCAATCCGGGGGCCAGCCCGTCCGATGAGCGCGTACAACTCTTTTTCGTCAATGCCAAAACCGCAGAGACGAGGATACAGGTTGATTTTGAGCTGTGCTCTCCCTTCGATATTCAGAGCCTTCAGCTGCCTACCCGGCAGATTACGCCTGTCTGCACCTGGTGTATGCGGGGCTGGTACCGAAGCGGAACCGGATGCGACTACAACGGTACGAAATATTTTACCAAGGATGGCACGCCTACCGATGATCCGTCGAAGGATGTATGTGGCGGTCGCCGTCAGGACTGTCAGGATCGTCACGGTCCGGACGCGCCGCTGCCATTCGGGGGCTTTCCGGCCGCCAACCTGCAGGGGAAATGATAATGCGAGAAAAATTGCTGGATGCTATCCGTCAGCACGTCGCTGGTGAATACCCCAAAGAAGCCTGTGGCCTGATTGTTCAGTCAGGGCAGCAGCAAATCTTTATTCCCTGTCGCAACATCGCGGATAAACCGGAGGAAACATTCACGCTCTCTCCGGAAGACCAGCTTGCTGCCCGCGCGCTCGGTGAAATCATTATGGTCATTCACTCCCATCCGGATGTGGTCCGGCTGGTGCCCTCCGAGCTGGACCGCATCCAGTGTGACTGGTCGGGTATTGAGTGGGGGATCATGTCCTGGCCGGACGGTGATTTTTGTACGATTTCCCCGCGTGAAGACCGGGATTATGCCGGGCGGCAATGGTTGCTGGGTTACGCGGACTGCTGGTCGCTGAT